AAATTAAAATTTATGTTAGTTGCGGGTAACGGACTCGAACCGCTGACCTTCACCAAGTCGAAGTGACGAGCTGACCACTGCTCTAACCCGCGATCATACCACTAAGGTACAACCATAACCAAAGATACAGAAACTTCTACAATCGTTATTTATGACAATCGATTTATTGTCGTGAACCAAGCCATTTGTCCCGTCTTTCTCTACACACCTCTAAGGTAGGCGCACAACAAGAAAAAGTTCACCACTTTCAGTACGGTAATCGTACTGGTACATTCTCACTCTCTTTCTGCCTAACTTCGTTGTGTAGGTAGTATAATTCTCTTTACCGGGTTGACATACGCTGCAACCGTTTTCGTTTATTGAGTTAATGATTTACTTATAAATGATATACCGATACTACATGACTGCAAAAATCGCCATCACCATAAGCTATGATTTCGTATTTATCGCCTTTCATATCGGCAACTATGTAATTCATATCCCTTTCGATTACTTCATAATCATCAGGTAAATGATTCTCTATAAAATCATCCATTGAATCAGTGGTTGTAAAAAGTGGATATTCAGTCTGCCATCTGTAATATTGCAGACCGTCCAAGACCATTTGTTTAGTCAGCATAATCATTTATGTTTTTCAATATTGCTTTTAATTCTACACAGTACAAGTAATATGTATATCAATGTCATGCAGATAATACACAATAAGCAATCTGTTTTGCTAATTGATTTTGTAACGTAAGAAGCTGAAATGAAAACAAACATTACAAAATACGTGATTACATCTGCTCCATTCATACGCTTTTATCCATTGGTTTCCAATGCGTAATATATCCATCATCTAAATTGCTATAATACTCTTCTTCGTCACTTAAACCTAAACACACCCAAATTTCACCATCTTTATCTACAGTGCCAGTATATTCATAGTCACCGGTATGTAATTTCACCTTTTCGTTAACGGGAGGAATGCAATCAGCAATCCTTATCCACCCTTCATTATCCAAAGTTTCCATAATAATCAATATTTAATGTTTCACATTCAATCTTTCTTCACTTGTATAAGCCACTACAAGCCCAGTTTCATCATGCCGTATCGTGACATACTTCTCGCCTATCTCTATGGTAGAAAAGTCGTATGGTGTACATAGCTTACCCAATACCTTGCCCAGTTGTTTCATCAGTGGGGCTTCGGGGCTAATCATTAAAATTAAATCCGCTTTCATAATCGTGTGTATTGTGGTAGCCCGAAGGCTACCGAATTAAACTTAGAATTTCTCTATTTTGAGATTATCATTGATGATAAACTCACGTCCACACTCTAAAATCACACGGGTATTTGTAATTCTTTTTATCACTCTTACTACATCATCGTGCGATATGCGTGGCGTACCGTCTGCATGACAACCATTAGATAAATCACCTGATACTCTATATCTCAAACCTACTATAACTTCATTTACGTTCATAATCTTCTATATTACCGGATTAAACTATTCAATTTCTATGTCTATAATTTGCAGAATGTTATCTGTAATCATGCTATTTACACTTAATTGAGCAGACTTTATGCCATTAGCACCCATCCACTTTTTTGCTTTGTTGATAGCCGTCTGCTTGTTGCTGCCGTCAGATATCAATGCGCCTAAATCATTGTAATCGCTATCTAACAACTCAAAGTAGTACCGCTTCATAATCTTCTATATTGCGCAGGGCTTTCACCCAGCTGGTTAAACTTAAAACTTATTCTCTTTTAGCCACTGCCGATAAACTCTACCACAGATAGCTTCGTCACTTTCAAACGGGCCACCATAAGTATATTCAATCAACTCTGATGCACCGTGGGGCGTTATAGTAACTTCATATTCATCTAATGCGCATGGGTTACATACTATTCTTCTGCAACTAACTATTGCCTTATCATACTCTTTTTTCATCACTTTATATCTTTGTGGTGGGGTTATTAGCCCCACCGATTAAACTTATAATATCGTAATCTCTTTATTGCCTATCTCTGTATCTACATTCAGAACCTCATACTTTTGAGCTTTGTAGTTATAAACGACTTCACAAGTATTGAAACCTCTGCCATCTTCTCTTTGGTCATAAACAGTATTTATATGCTGGTACATCTTCTTGCCTAACATGAAGTTTACCTTACCTGATGTACAGAAGTAGAATGCCACTGCATACTTCAATGTTTTCTTTTCATCAATCTTCTTTGTTGCCATAATCGTATATGTTTTAATTGTTATTACTTCGTTTCTGATGATGCAAAGATAGTATCATTTATAATACAAAATACTATTTATGCGTTAACAAATCATAATTTAGAGTATTATTTATAATACATACTAATAAATAAGTATTTTTGCATTATGGAAGCAAAAGGAGTAATACACTTAGAAATTAAGGCTACCGGATTGCATAGGTATTTCGGTTCGCCATCAGCTATGTATGATAGCTATACAAGTCAAGAACTTGGAATAGCTCGCCAGTCCCTTCTGAACTATTGGCAGAAAACAGAAGAACCTTACGAGAATGCTATTTGCATAATTAGGAAGGGGGAGTTAGAGCGAAAAAAGAAACCAATCATAAAGAAAGGAGAATAAAATCATGGGAAAGAAACTTATCGTAACTGCAAAATATGATACTTTAGAATATCAAGCAGAAGCAAGTCCATACAATCCAAGCGCACATGAAGAACAATATAATTCTTGCGTAAAGGATATTAACAAGCAAATAGATAAAGCCAACAAGTCTGAAATGAAACTGGCATTTACATTTTCACATAAAATAAAATAACGATAAACAAAGGCGCACCCAAAACGATGCGCCTACTTTTGTCAATTAGTTCTCGATTTTATATCAGAGCCTCACGGCTGGAATATCAGAATCTGACAGCTTCCATTCTTCTGAGAAGATTATTATATCTCTCTTGTATAAGAGCTCTTTGTTTATCGGAAGCTGTTACAATCTTTCCCTTATATTTCCGCATGACAGATTCATTCATGCCAATTTCCTTTGCAAACTTACTGGCATTTATGAAAGGGAATGCCTCGAAGAATCCACTCAAATCATAAATATACGAAACAGAATAGCCAGACTTATACCACACGGGAAACTCACCATGTTTCTCTTTGTAATATTCAGCCTGTTCTTCCAGTACAGACAGGAAATCATCTTTGGCTTCCTGCTCCGTAA